CGTTGACGGCTCCTGCTGGTACGACCCGGAGTCAAACAGCGTGGAAACCCTCAAAGTGGGGAAACTGTATATCGATTACGACTACACCCCCGTCCCGCCGCTGGAAAACCTGACCCTGCGCCAGTGCATCACCGATACCTATCTGGCGAACCTGTCAGACTCGGTCAACAGCTAAGGAGCCCAGAGCATGGCGTTACCACGCAAACTGAAATACCTGAATATGTTTAATGACGGTCTCAGCTACATGGGCGTTGTTGAATCCGTCACCCTGCCAAAGCTGACCCGCAAGCTTGAGAAATACCGTGGCGGCGGGATGCCGGGCTCGGTGTCGATTGACCTCGGCCTCGATGACGATGCGCTGTCGCTTGAGTGGACGCTGGGCGGTCTGCCTGACGTCGAACTGTGGTCGCAGTACGCGTCACCGGGCGCGGACAGCGTGCCGCTGCGTTTTACCGGCTCATACCAGCGCGATGACACCGGCGCAATTTCTGCCGTTGAGGTGGTCATGCGTGGCCGTCATAAAGAGTATGACGGCGGCGAAAACAAACAGGGTGAAAGCGGCACGACCAAAATCTCGACCGAGTGCACTTACTACCAGCTCACGATTGACGGGAAAGAGGTCATCGAGATTGACGTCATCAACATGGTGATGAAAGTCGACGGCGTCGACCGTCTGGCGGAACACCGTAAGGCCATCGGCCTGTAACCCCTTAACCGGTCGGCAATGCTGGCCGGTCATTTAACTTTGACGAGAGAAATATCATGGAAAACATCAACGAAACCGAAAACCCGAACATTGTGATCCTCGATAACCCCATCATGCGCGGTGAGCAGAAAATCGAACAGGTAACGGTCACAAAACCCAACGCGGGAACCCTGCGCGGTGTGAGTCTGGCCTCGCTGGCAAATTCTGACGTCGATGCGCTGATTAAGGTGCTGCCGCGCATGACGTACCCGGCACTCACCGAGCATGAGGTCACGCGTCTGGAAGCATCAGACCTGATTTTGTTCGCCGGTAAGGTGGTTGGTTTTTTGTCGCCATCTTCGGCTCGCTGACGTTCCCCGATAACCTGTCGGTCGATGACCTGATGGCGGATATCGCGGTGATTTTTCACTGGCCGCCATCAGAGCTGAATTCCCTGAGCGTGACCGAGCTCATCACATGGCGCGATAAGGCGCTGCAGCGAAGCGGAAACCACCATGAGCAATAACGTCAGACTTGAGGTGCTGCTTAACGCAGTAGACCGGGCAAGCCGACCGCTCAAAGCTATCCAGAACGCCAGTAAATCCCTTGCTGGCGATATCCGCACTTCTCAAAACACCCTGCGCGATCTGAATGCGCAGGCGTCCCGAATTGACGGATTCAGGAAAGCGAGCGCACAGCTTGCTGTGACCGGTCAGTCGCTTAACAAAGCGAAACAGGAGGCCGCAGCGCTGGCCGTCCAGTTTAAAAACACCGAAAACCCCACTAACGCGCAGGCGCGCGCGATGGAGGCGGCAAAGAAATCCGCCGCTGACCTGCAGTTCAAATATAACGGGCTCAGGCAGTCGGTACAGCGCCAGCGCACGGAGCTCGCGCAGGCTGGCATAAACACCCGCACGCTGTCGGCGGATGAGCGCCGACTGAAATCCAGCATCAGCGAGACAACCGCGCAGCTTAACCGGCAACGTGATGCACTGGCGCGCGTCAGTCAGCAAAAGGCCAGACTCAGCGCGGTAAAAAGCCGCTATGAATCCGGGCAACAGCTCGCCGCCGGTGCGCGTAATGCCGGGATGGTGGGCGTCGGGGTGGCGACCGCCGGGCTTTATGGTGCGTCACGTTTTATTGCGCCGGGTATCGGTTTTGACAAGCAGATGTCAGGCACGCAGGCGATCCTCGGGCTCGATAAGGGCGACGATAAGCTCGCGGCCATTCGTCAACAGGCGCGTGATATCGGTGCGACAACCGCCTTTTCGCCGGGTGATGTAGCGCGCACGCAGACCACGCTCGCACGCTCGGGCTATAACGCCGATGACGTGCTGGCTGCGACCGGTTCGACCGTAAACCTGAGCCTCGCGGCCGACGTGGATATCGCAGAAGCCGCCGACATTATCACAAACATGCAGTCGGCATTTAACCTGCCGACCACCGAGATTGAGCGTGTCGCGGATGTGATGACGAAAGGCTTTACGTCATCAAACACCGGCCTCGTCGAGCTGGGCGAGGCGATGAAATATGTCGCGCCAATTGCTGAGGCTGCAGGTGCGAGCATCGAAGACACGACCGCCATGCTCGGCATTCTGGCGGATAACGGGATTAAAGGCTCGATGGCCGGTACGGGCGCGAGTGCCATTTTCAACCGTCTGCAGGCTCCGATGGGTAAGGCCGTTGAGGCCATTTCAGAATTAGGCGTGAAAACCCGCGACGGCAAAGGGAACATGCTGCCGGTCGAGAAAATTCTCAAAGATATTCACAAGTCCTTTGCGAAAAACAAACTCGGTACGGCGGAGCAGGGCGAATACCTGAAAGTCATTTTCGGTGAAGAGGCCATGAAGGGGGCGATTAAACTCGTCGCCGCTGCCGGTGATGGCTCGCTCGACAATAAGCGCCAGCAAATCAGGGATTCTAAAGGCACGACCGAACGCATTGCGAAAATCCAGACGGATAACCTCGACGGCGATCTGAAAAACCTGCAGTCGGCATGGGAAGACCTGCAGATTGAGGTTTTCGAAAAAGAAGATTCAGCACTGCGCCGCCTGACGGTTTCCGCGACCAACTGGCTCGGCAAGGTGGCTGGATGGGCTAAAGCGAATCCAGAACTGACGCAAACCCTGTTTAACCTTGTCGCCGGTGGTCTGGCGCTGGTTGGGGTGCTCGGCGGGATTGGTCTGATTGCATGGCCTGTCATCGCAGGAATAAACGCGATTATCGCTGCTGCTGGCATGCTGAGCGTCGTTTTCACTACTGCCGGAAGTGCCATTGTCGCAGCATTAGGGGCAATCAGTCTGCCGGTGGTCGCGGTGGTCGCTGCCGTGGTGGCCGGTGCGCTGCTCATCCGTAAATACTGGGAGCCCATCAGCGCTTTCTTTTCGGGTGTGGTGGAGGGGCTTAAAGCGGCCTTCGCGCCGGTGGCGGAAATCTTTGCCCCTCTCGCGCCGGTGTTTGATTCATTTATGGATAAATTGCGCGGGGTCTGGCAGTGGTTCACTGACCTGATAGCGCCGGTGAAGGCAACGCAGGAGACGCTCGATAGCTGTAAAAATGCGGGGGTGTTATTCGGTAAGGCACTGGCCGACGCGCTGATGTTACCGCTCAATAGTTTCAACAAACTGCGCGGCGGCGTTAACTGGCTGCTGGAAAAACTCGGGGTTATCAATAAAGAGTCGAGCGACCTTGACCAGAAAGCCGCAAAAGCCAATGCCGCAACGGGTTCAGGTAAAGAGTCCAGTATCAGACCAACCCCGTTGTTTGGCGATTCTCAGTGGTATCACCCGGTGCCGGTTCCTGCCGGGAAGACCTACGTAGACCAGAGCAAGCCAGAATATAACATCACCCTACATGGTGGCATCGCACCGGGTACAGACCTTGACCGGCAGCTCCGCGAAGCTGTCGAAAGACTCGACCAGCAAAACCGTGCGCGTCAGCGCTCAAGTATGCGTCACGATGGATGAGGGCTAAAGCATGTTAATGGTTTTAGGTTTATTTGTGTTTGAGCGACGCACGCTGCCGCATCAGTCAATGCAGTATTCGAAAGAGTACCGCTGGGCGTCAAATGACCGCATCGGCAAACCCCCGGCCTATCAGTTTCTCGGGGAGGGGGAAACCTCGCGCACGCTGTCGGGCGTGCTGTATCCGGAAATCACCGGCGGCCGTCTGTCACTGACCGCCATCGAGCTGATGGCCGACGAAGGCAGGGCGTGGCCGCTGATTGACGGAACGGGCATGATCCATGGCATGTATGTCATCGATAAAGTGACCCACACGCACAGCGAATTATTCAGCGACGGCGCGGCCAGAAAAATCGAGTTTAGCCTCTCGCTGAAACGGGTCGATGAGTCGCTCGCGGCGATTTACGGCGACCTGAAAACGCAGGCCGACAATCTGGTGACGTCTGCCGGTAACTGGCTGGGAGGGCTGGCGGGATGATTACGGGTATGAATATTCAGGCCGGTGCAAAGATTGCCCCGGCGTTTATGCTCAAGCAGGATAACGAAGATATTACGCAGGATTTCAGCGACCGGCTAATCAGCCTGACCATGACGGACAATCGCGGATTCGAGGCCGACCAACTCGACATCGAGCTCGATGATACCGACGGTCAAATCGCTATGCCTCCGCGCGGCGCAACGTTAACGCTGTGGCTGGGCTGGCAGGGTAGCGCCTTGATAAAAAAAGGCACCTTTACGGTCGATGAAATCGAGCACCGGGGCGCGCCTGATACGCTGACCATCCGGGGGCGCAGCGCTGATTTTCGCGGGTCGCTCAATTCCCGCCGGGAACAGTCATGGCATGACACCACGCTCGGCGTCATTGTTGAGACAATCGCGGCGCGCAATAAGCTGGAGGTCAGCGTGGCCGACACGCTGAAAGCGATCCCCGTCCCTCACATTGACCAGACTCAGGAATCCGACGCGGTGTTTCTGTCCCGTCTGGCTGACCGGAACGGTGCGGCGGTTTCGGTAAAAGCGGGGAATCTGTTATTTCTGAAAGCCGGAAGCGGTAAGACGGCCAGTGGGAAGCCCATTCCGCAGATGACACTTGAACGCGGCGACGGAGACCGGCACCAGTTTGCGATTGCTGACCGCGAAGCCTACACCGGCGTTACGGCCAAATGGCTGCACACCAAAGACCCGAAACCGCAAAAGCAAAAGGTGAAGCTCAAACGCAAGCCAAAGGTACAGCACCTGCGCGCGCTGCAACATCCGAAAGTGACCAAAACCACTGCAAAGATAAAAGCCAGAAAAGAGCAGGAAGCCCGCGAGGGTGAGTATATGACCGGTGAGTCTGACAACGTGCTGGAGCTGACAACCATCTACGCGACAAAGGCGCAGGCCATGCGCGCCGCTCAGGCAAAGTGGGACAAGCTGCAGCGCGGCGTCGCGGAGTTTTCAATCTCGCTGGCTATTGGCAGGGCTGATTTATTTCCTGAAACGCCGATAGCGGTGAAAGGCTTTAAGCGCGTTATAGACGAGCAGGCTTGGATCATCAGCCGGGTGGTGCATAACCTTAACGGGAACGGCTACACGACGGGCTTAGAGCTTGAGGTTAAGGTTTCGGATGTGGAGTATGAAAGCGAAGATGTAACATAGTGGTTGTTTATTATCTGATTGATATATAAGGTTTTAATGGTTAAAATTGACGCATCATAAACGCTCTGAGGTGCTCGCCATGTTTCACTGTCCAAAATGCCATTACGCCGCCCACGCTCGAACAAGTCGCTATTTTACTGACACGACCAAAGAGCGTTATCACCAGTGCACAAACATCAACTGCAGCGCCACGTTTGTCACCACTGAAACGGTCGAGCGCTTTATCGTTTCGCCGGGTGAAGTCGTGCCAGCGCCACCGCACCCGAGCCAATCAGGCCAGCAGCAAATCACCTGGATGTGACCAAAAGAAAGCCCAGCAATTGCGGGGCTTTTGCTAAGGTTTTTTAAATTGCACGATGGCTTTAACGCCAGCTAGATAAGTCGCATCAACCATCAAAGAATGTTAGTACCTACTTTAAATCAGTATTGATATCAGGACATGATCGTGCAAGCATTGACAAGTCAACGACACTTACCGGTATTACTTCACACAATCAGATTTATTTTGATAGCATAAGGACAATATCAGTGTATATTTCGGTAGAACAAACATTCGAGCTTGATAAAATTATCAAAAGTAATGAGGTCGCTTTAAGGAGTTTTGTGGCAGATGTATTACTTATTGAATATGATAATCATAATAAACTCAAAACAGCTCTTGAGTCTATATCAATATCTGACGAAATTATTTACTCAAAGAGATTTCAATCCAAACTTAAAAACTACATAGCTAATTCCCATGCGATATTTGATCAAATTGTTATGTGCAAGGCATCACTTGATGCTAAAACATTTAATAATGATGTTCCTTATGTCTCTGATCTTATCGAGTTAATGTTAATATTTTTCAACTCGCATTTTTCAAATAAAAATATCGCGAAAGATTTTAGTTCAGTAGAAGAATTTCATTACTGCTGTACATTATACCACAGAGCAAGAAATAATTTATCCCATCCAGCTTCTAGACCAGTTTCTATAATTGATGCAAATAAAGTAATCTATTTTATTGAGAATACGCTGGCTACATTACCAGAAAGATACTTTTGGTATCGCCCTAAGGATAATATAAAGAACGATATCACAAAGTGTCGAGGTATGATATTTGGCGAGTCATCAGTAGTCCATAATTTGAATTATGCTGCTTCGACTCATAAAAACTTGTTATGTAGAGAAGGTATAATTCAATACTTATATGATGCTTTAATGGGCAATGATGTAAGGCAGCGATTGGCGGGTTCAGTAGTTCTTTATGGATATGGAGGAGTTGGAAAAACGGCTATTACTACTGAGTTTTTATATAGAATACTCAGGGATAAAAAAGATGGTAAATATTCAGATATTGAATATTTACTCTTTTTCTCAAGTAAAGATGAATATTTAAGGGAGAATGTAACAACTGGTGAGTTATATATTGATACCCATAAGCCAGAGTTTTCTACCTTAGAGGAACTTCAGAGATTGATATGTTCCTCACTTAAAATTAGCGACATTAAATTAATCCATACGTATAATAAACGCGGAATTATTACTATTGATAATATAGAAAATATTGTAGAGGAAGAAAAAACAAAAATTATTAATTTCATAAAATCATTGCCTAGAACAGTTCAGTTTATCGTTACATCACGAAATGAAGAGGCATGTGAAGAGAAAATTCATGTCGAAGAATTCAAAGAAGATGCTCTTGGGATTGAGTTTGTTTCAGATTTAATTGAATCTGAAAACCTCGATGTAGATATTGAAAGTGAAAAAATAAATTCGATACTGAGAGTCTCTAAGGGCAATTCTCTAATTATTATCCAAGTGCTTAATATAATTGATAGAAAAGTTTCAAGTTTTGATGAGATTGTTAATTCTTTAGGGAGTATGCGCTCGAAAAACTCAGAAATGATTGCCAATTTCATGTATAAAAACACGTTTGATAGTGCATTGAAACACCTTGAAAGCATTGGGTACCCAGCAAGACTTGCTATGCAAGTGATTTCTGTGTACGACGAGAAAATTGAGCTTTATTCTATAAGTAAATTAGCAAAAATTGATGTGTCTGATTCAGAAAGAATGTGTAATTATCTCCTCGAAAGACTTATACTGAAGAAAACTGGGGAGTATTACGAGCTTAATGAGTTTGCCAAAAGATTTGTTTTTATTAAGCTGCTTCCTGATCGATTTGAACTTAGTAATCTTAAGGATAAGATCAGAACACACAAAGAAAGAATGAAAAAGAAAATTTCAGAACTTGATGGAACATTGAAGAAAAACTCTATTCTTCATCGAAATGTTTCTGAATGGCAACCTAGGAATTATATCGATAAAATTGTAATAGCAGAGCTTTTTTCTCTATATGGAGAAGCAATCAGATGTGTTCGCAGAAAAAATAAGAAAGAATATGAACGTTATCTTAAGGAATTTGATGATCATTCCTTCGTTACTAATCACCCTTATGTCCCACTTCAAAAAGCTCGTCTCTTAAAGAGTGGGTTGAAAGTATTTTACAATAAAGAAACCTCGATACTTACTCAAGTTGAGCACCTGTATGAAGAGGCTATCGAGTCAATTGAATATGATTATAGGTATCTGATAGGTACAGTAGCACATGCATCATTACTAATGTTATTTGGGATTTTCCTATCTGAGAATCTTAAACAAGAAGGTAGGGCAATAAGATTCCTTGAGGATGCGAAAGCATATCATGGAGATAAAAGAAATAAAGGCTGGTTTATTATTTGTAATTATCTTTCAAAGGCATATAAAAATAAATATATTGAAACTAATGATAGTGCTTACAGATCTCAGCTCGTTAAAATTGTAAGGGAAGTACTCAAGAATAATGAGAAATCACATAAGTCTGATTTCGATATACAGCTTTTCAAACAGCAGTTTTCTGAATGGTTGCCTGCTTAAAAAGTAAGCTATTGGGTAAGGCTAAACACAAGGCTTGCCTAGATGAAACGTATTATTGCGATGAGTGAGGATCAAACTTGTATTCTGTTTATTAAACTAAAAGGGTAGTAAAGCTTTCGTGTGAGTTATAGCCTCGAAGGATTTTAATTAAAGCCCTGCAAAAGCAGGGCTTCTCATACCGATGCGGTCAATATGTGGACGCAGCATGAAATAAATCCTTTTATTTCAGTGTGTTGATGCGTTTAAAAAAGCTCCTGAGGGAGCCTTTTTTAATATCAGAACACTTTCTTATAAGGTCGTACCGTTACCTTTGCGTAAACGCCGGCGGCAACATAGGGGTCGGCTTCTGCCCAGGCGTTGGCGGCTTCGAGAG